TCCACAATTCAAACGCCAAAGCCCTTACCCGAAGCATACATCGAAAGTAGAAGTTTAGACCAATTTCTGCAACCTGGTCATTGACAACTGAATAGCTAACCTTGCCGCAGGTGGGACCATCCGGCCGTAAAGCGGTGAGGGAGAAATAGAAAACGCGAGGGAAGTCAGATAAAGCCAGAGAAGAAACAAATACGGAGGTAGCTGCTGCAATAATCACTTAGTTGCTAGGAGGATTTCTTGGCAGTTCTATAATTCTCGTCTGATCGATTCAACGGACAACTCCCTCGCGAGTAGTTGAGCAATGATACTACAGATCAGCCTTAGAATTGAAACTGAATTATAAGTTTTACTCAGTTTTCATAGGCGTTTGATGAGCTCAAAAAGTGCGCGGGATTGTATATGGTAAGGATTACGCTCTACTCGGCCGATTGTGTTTGTAAATTAGGGGTACTGCGATAATGTGATGGAACTTTGGTGCCATCTTTCTTTGTATATCCACGCACATAGACTTTCTTCTTACCCTCTTGAGTTTTGGCCACGGTTATCACCTACCTTTCCCCCACACCCCGCGCATAGTTTGAGGTAGGTAACACAAGTATGATAGCTCAACGATTTTCAGATTTATGTTAACGACTTTCTAGGTACAAAGAACCTCGTTCCCATATCCAGGCAGACCAGAAACCCCTTTTCAACTCAAAACCTCCTTGGAAAATGACGCGATCAGACGGGAAATATTTGCCGGTGGCTTGACTACCCACCGGCCTTTCTGAGTATGCGAACGAGTTACCCAATTCCCCGTAACAAGCACCACCAATAAGGCGTTGCCCCGGTTATTCCCGTACCCGGGGCCTTTTTTTGAAAGGAGGTAGCAAGTGTGAGCATCATCAGGGAGAGGCAAGATCTTATGGACCAAATCAAAGACATCAACCAAATCCTGGAAAACGAAAAGAGCGACGAGAAAAGAAAAAGATACAGAGAACTGCTCGAAGAAAAAGTTGAAGAGCTGGAAGACCTTGAACAAGAGATAGAATCGCTCACCAATTTCAGAGTAGTTAACCTGTAAAAGGAGGTAAAGATGAACGAAGCTAGAGCGCGGAGGCTCGGACGGGCCTTGTATCCAATTGTGAAAGAAATGAAAGAGAAAGGGCTCTGGGTAACAACCGCTCAAGAAAAGACGGACAAGGAGAGGAGGGATGCAGGTGCCAAAGAAGTTGTCGGTGCCGCTAAAGTTTCCGATAACTGACCAGATCAACGAAAACTGGAACTCCCAGGCTACTTCTTACGACGGCGTTTTGACCATTGAAGAATTCAATGGACTCAAAGGAGAAGACAGCGAAAATGGGCTGTTTGAGTACATCCGCCATGAAAGGATGCAGGCCAGCAAGCGCGGAGACTACTACATGGCCAGCGTGTTGTGCAAGATCCTTGACTGGCAAACTTCCATCGACGAGTACCAGGACCCGAAAATCGACAGACTGCTAAGTAACTTCAGAAGGATCAAGTACGAGAACCGGCAGATGAACGCGATGCTTCTAGCGCTGGATCCCCTGAGATCTGATCGTTACTACAAGAAGATCGATCGGCAGATCCCGCTCGCGATTACTGTCGAGAGAGGCATAAAAGTCTTCAGAAGCGAAGGAGGTTGGAATTATGACGGTGAAAGTGGAAGGAGTACCCGTATTTCACGGGACGCCGGTGAACGCTTTAAGCGTATATGAGGAATACGTCAGGAAAAGGCAGCCTAGAGTCGAGCTCGTGAAAAACGGTCTGGTCATAAGAAAGTCGGGGCGGTAGCGGTGAGAGATAAAAGTAAAAGGAGCCGCTCTGGCAAGCGGCCCCAAAACTTGAATAAGTCTTCAAGACAAGTATAGCACGAGGAGAGGTGATTGGCAATGAAGACGCTTAACGCTTCCAGAATGACCCAGGACGAGTGGCTTCATCAAAGGACAAGAGGGCTCGGAGGCTCGGACGCAGCACCGGCGATAGGTCTGTCCAGATGGAAGAGTTCTTTCCGGCTCTTCCTTGAAAAGACAGGCCAGATAGACAGGCCGGAAGCCAACGAGAGAATGCAGATCGGTCTCGAAGTCGAAGAAGCCATCTTCCAGATGGTCCGCAAAAGGCTCGAACCTGAAGGGCTTCACCTTACGCACAACAACGAGTTCTTCGTCTCCGAAGAGTACCCCTGGATGCTCGGCAACATCGACGGCGACATCTACGATCCAGCGAGCGACTCTTTCGGGGTTCTCGAGATCAAGTTCGTCTCGCCTTACGGAAAGGAAGAATGGATCGGGGAAGAGATCCCGCAGGAATATCTCATTCAGCTCCAGCATTACTTCGTCGTGACCGAGAGGACCTGGGGAATCATGGCCGCTCTCATCGGTAACGAAAGGCTCATTATCAAGCGTGTGGAAAAGGATGAAGAGCTGTGCAAGATGATGGTCGAGAAAGAGAGAGATTTCTGGGAAGAACACGTCCTCAAAAACATCCCGCCAGAAGTGGATGGCTCCCCTGACACTGAAGAGATCCTGAACAGCCTCTATCCATACGCAAATAACGAGAGCATAGAACTTTCTCCGACCGCCGATCATGTCATCGGGGAGCTTCTGGACCTCAAAGTCAGATCGAAGGAACTGGAAGACGAGATAACCGAAAGAGAGAACGTCCTCAAACAGATGCTCGGAGAGAACGAGGCAGGAAGAGCCTCCAGGCACTGGGTGTTCTGGAAGAACTTCACTTCGAAAAGGTTCGACACAACGAAATTCAAGACCGACAATCCCGATCTCTACAACATATACACGAAGGAATCCCCGTACCGGAAATTCACGATAAAGGAGGCCAGGTAATGTCAACAACTGCCGATGTCAAGAAACAGCTTGCGAAGAAAGAGGAAAACGGGAACAAAAAACCCCAGACGATAATAGAACTTCTCAATTCCTCAGCGATGAAGAACCAGATACAGAAGGCTCTGCCGAAAGGAATGGACGCGGAGAGGATCGCCAGAATCGCCCTTACTGCCGTGAGAATCAATCCCGAACTTCGAGAGTGTACCGTTGAGAGCTTTGCAGCCGCTCTGATGGTGAGCGCGCAGCTCGGGCTCGAGCCTAACACCCCTCTCGGTCTGGCCTGGTTGATCCCGCGGCTGAACAATAGGAAGTTTCTAGACGACAAAGGGAGGGAGACTTACAAAAAGATCAAGGAAGTCGAGTTCCAGATCGGATACAAGGGAACGATAGATCTTGTCAGAAGGTCCGGCATGGTGAGCGCGATCTTCGCGGAAGAGGTAAGAGAGAAGGATACTTTCGAGTTCGAACTTGGAACGAATCCGCACCTGAAGCACATCCCTTATCTCGCTGGCGACAGAGGAAAGGTCCTCTTCTACTACGCGGTGGCCACGTTCAAAGATGGCGGTTTCGCCTTCAAGGTTATGTCTCTGGACGAGATAAACAAGGTGAAAGCGATTAGCCCATCCGCGAACTCGAGATATTCTCCCTGGAATACCTTCTTCGACGAGATGGCCAAGAAGACCTGCATCATTAGACTGGCGAAGTACCTGCCTCTTTCTGTCGAGATCCTCAGAGGAATCGCGCAGGACGAGACTGTCAGAACCAACCTGCCTGAAGAGGGTGAAGATGTTCTCGACCTTCCTGATATGAATACCTATATCGAGATCGAAGCTGAGGAAGTCGTCGTTTCCGAGGGAGAGTTCGACGATACGAACAAGGAACCGAAAGAAGACTTCCAGAAAGGTTCTCTCACCGGCCTGAAATAACCCGCTTCATTCCGTCCCTGGTTCGCCAGGGGCGGCTTTTTCTCGAAGGAAGTGATCTTGTGGATAGAACTAAGACAGCAAAACCGAGAACGAAACGGGCCGATTTTGGAAAGAAAGGCCCCGCGCCGCGAACGAAGTGGGAGATCTACGAAGAGAGAAAGAAGATTATCTACGCAATTTCAGGCAATGTCCAAAGGGATCTCAAGGAACTGCTAGACGAACTGGGTTTGTGAGGTGAGTGTATGAACATATGGGATCTAGAGGGGAGATTCTGGAGGGAGCACGAAAAGGCCCCACTCAATAAGGGCGCATTTTATTTGTTCTTCAGGCTCATATATGAAGCAAATAAAGCCTTTTGGAAGGGTCCGCTTGTGATCTCTTGGAACTACCTTCAGAAGACGCTCGGGATATCATCCGACACTCTCGGGCGGGCGGTAAGTGATCTCAAGTCGCGGAATTTGATCACCTATACGAGAACCAAGAAGACCTCTGTATTCTGGTTCCCCGAAACAGATAAGTTGGAGAATCAAACCACAAATCACTTTGATAATCAAAGTAATGTACTGAGAAATTCCGAAATATTTTCCGATCACTTTGATAATCAAAGTCCAAATCAAAGTGGAAATCAAAGTGATAATCAAAGTGATAATCAAAGTGATCGCCTTCCAAAACCTATGGTTTCAAGCGAATCAGAAGGGCCTCTAAGATCTAAAGACTTTAAGATCTTAAGACAAGATCTTAAAGATCTAAGATCTAAAGAGCGCGATAATCCGGAAGAACTTACAAACAATGACTATATCAGGCTTATAGACACAGCTATAAGCGAAAGCGATATCAAAGAACCTCATAGAATCATTCCGGCTATTATCGGAAACAGAGATCCTTCAGATTATCCGTTCCTCTTGTGGCTCATTCGAACAACCGTCTTCTCCAAAGTGAAGAATCCCATAGCCTATCTCGACAGCTTCTTCATGAACGACCAGCAGAGCTTTGAGAAGAGGGCTCAATACCAGGAATATATGGGAATACTTCAGAAAGCCAAAGCGGCGAAGGCGGCCCGGGAATTCGAGAAGGTGATGGCCGATGCAAATTGAAGACGCAACAGTGCTCGCGTCTCTTATCCTGTCCCCTGAAGCGAGATATACATTCCCGCTGATAGACCCGAAACTTCTCTATGATGACGAAGCGCGACAGGTTTGGAACTGCTTGAAGAACCATATAGACGCGTCCCCGGAAGAGCTCATGGCATTTCTGGCCAGGGAGACGGAACTGACCTCTTTCAAATGGATGGACCAGGGCATCTTCCAGGACGATATAGCGGCCCGGGCCGTGAAGGACTACTACCAGAACACTCTGCGGATCAAGCTGGCGAATATCCTGAGCGATCTATCCAAAAAAGTCGCAGAAAGAGAGGTAACGATCCAGGAGGCCCTGGACACGGCATGGTCCTTTCAAGAGAAGCTCGTGACGGAGTCTGAAGCCAAAGATTTACAGAAGATCGCGAACGAGACCTGGGATATTCTCGAGCTCGTTTGGTCGGGAGAAAGGAAGGCTCTCGACTGGCCCTGGTTGAATGTCGAAGAGCTGGCTAACGGACTATGGGGAGGCGAACTCGTTATCGTGGCCGGGAGGCCCTCGATGGGCAAATCGGCCTTCATGATGAACGCCGGCCTGAAGTGGGCGGAAAGAGGCAAGAAGGTCTGCCTCATATCGATCGAAATGAAGGCCATGGAGCTCATGCTGAGGATGTGCGAAAGGGAGTTCGATTTCTCTCTCTCGAAGAATGTCAAGTTCTTCGGCAACGATTCTCGAGCCAGCGAGAGGGCAAGGCTCCAGAAAGCTTTCTCCCGTGTCATGGCCTTGCCTATGTATATTGTCGATTCCGGAAAAAACAACATCCACGAAGTGATCACGACTATCAAGAATCTCAGGGTCACAAAAGGGATAGAGGTCTTCATAGTCGATTACCTCCAGCTCATGGCAGGGAAGGCGAAGAATAGAGACCAGGAGATTGGGGAGATCACCAGGGCTCTGAAGCGTGTGGCTATGGAGCTGAATGTCCCGATCGTCACCGGGGCTCAATTGAACAGGGAGACAGAGAAAAACGAAGCCGCAATGCCGTCGCTGGCGAACCTTAGAGAGTCCGGGAACATCGAGCAAGATGCGGATCTCGTGATGTTCCTCTATCGTCCTTGGTATTACGGCATGAAGAAGGAGCTGGCCCGAAAAGTCAGCAATAAAACAGATGATTCGATTGATATAAAGGACGAAAAAAGGCTTGACGTGATCGTGGCGAAACAAAGAAACGGCTCGACCGGCTCGGTGATACTCGATTATGACCTGAATCACCAGACGATCGAGGACAGGAGGTGAACCGGGATTGGCTGCGAGAGGAGTGATCGCATGGTTCTAGTGTGGATCTACGTCACTGGGGTTGTTATGACAGGCCTGCTGATAATGATCGTCGAGGAGCAAGAGAGGATCTACATACCTCCGAAAGAGAAGGTCCTGACGTATATTCTCGGTTCGCTCCTTTGGCCGTATGTGGTTGTCCGGTGCCTGATCATGTTGATTAGAGGAAGGAGGCTCAAATAGATGAAGAGAATCGACAAATTCCTTGAAAGACAGCGAGAGAAGATCCAATCGTCGGAACGGTTGGAGAAGAAAATCCAGAAAGAACTGGAAACGAAAGCCCGGAAAGCGGACGAACTTTTCGGACCTGAAGAGGAGCGTGAAGGAAATGCCGTTGACCGACGTGGAACTAGATGATATCGAATGCAGGGCAAGGATACAGAAAAAGAACTTGAACGGGATCGTGGAGACTTATTTTGGAGAGTGGATCCCGGAGCTGGTTGCCGAAGTAAAGAGGCTTAAGAAAGAAAACCATGAACTCCGCCAGACACTGGAAGGCAACGGAATGATGATCCTGAAGGAGGAAAAGCCGGACTTATATAACGACCGCCTGGATATTATCGAGGTTGATTACTGATGAGCTTAACTCAGAGAGCAGTTTACTCCTTCCTTCTCGAAAGACTTGACGAGGTCTCAGAAGACCTTGAGGTCATTGTCGAGGGCAGGAAACTCTGGCAAGCAGCCTTCAAGGCAAAGGAAAACGCCGCTCTGACATTCCCTGGCAGCGAGTGGCGGGTAAAGAGGTGGATGAGGACGAATGGTAAGAAGAATATGCCCTAACTGCGGTAAAGGACAGTTTAGCAGTGTCGAACAAGAAGACTGGACTTGCAGCAACTGCGGAGCTCGAATACCGAAAGAACTAAACGAGGTGATTAGAAGTGAAACAACTTACTCTGATCGGAATAACAGTTAGAGACGAATATGAGAATGAGATGCCGTACAAGGCGACAGTGAAGGCGACGATCTCTCACGGAAAGGGATCGAGCAAACAGACCACAAACAGCGCTACTTCTCTCCAGATTCATCCAGGCCGCATTGACGAATTTGTTAGCGAGTTCAACGATCTCGTGCAGAAGTTCTCTAGAAAGGCCTTGCATGAAGATGGACTGGTCGAGTGAGGTGAGGAGGATGAAATACAGAGTCATTCTCAAGAGGACAAATCAACAAGGAAAGGTGGAAGAGAAGAGACCGTTAATTGAGGCCACGAGTCAGCACGAAGCTATGGAGATAGCTCTTAAGATCCCTGAGAACAGAGGGTTCTATGTCTGGGGAGTGAAGCAGGATGAAAGTGAGAGTTAACCCTTCGCTGTTCAGATACCACGTCGAGAGGTCAGGAAAGACGATAACGGCAATCGGCGGAGATCCTAACTCCGCAAGGGTCCTGTTCAATATCCTGACTGGCCGTACCAGGTTCACGACAATGAAGATGATCAGAAAATTCGCGGAAAACATGGGAATAGAGCCACGGGAATTGATTCCAGACAAGAAGATCGACAAGATCATAAGAGTGTTCGCGGAGGTGGAGTGAAAGTGATTCTCATAGCAATTATCGCGTTGGCCCTTCTACTTATGATAGGCTACGCCCCGCTGATAATCTCAGGGAGGATCTCAGATGAAGAAGAAAGAAGAAAAAGCGATTACAGAAAGGGCTAAGGCGGTAGCAATAGTATATCCCACATACTTCGTTCTCAAGAGGCATGAGAAGAAGCTTGACGAAGTGATTGCAAAACTCGGGAAACTGAAGACCTCAGAGCCTGTCTCAAAAATGTGGCTCTATCTTCAGGAACTAAAAGAGTTCATTGAACTGTATGAGCAGCTTGAGAGCGCTAACCAGACGAAGATCCTGGAAAAGATGTGAGGGCCCGCGCCCTCACTTTCCTTCGGAGGGAATTATGCTTCAGCATAGATGTGAGAGATTCGTAGCCGGAACTCATTCAGAAGAGGACCTTGTCATCATACTTCGGTCGTTGCAAACAATGTGGTCGAGGATCCTTGAAAGACCAGTTGTGCTTGGTCTTGAAAATGCCGAGATAGTTGTTGAATCACCTTGTGGGTCTCCTACCTTCCTTTCGAATATGAGTATGAAGGATGCTTTGAGAATTAAGAGGATTATTGGAATCGAAGAGAAAGAGATCTACTATCAGACTATCAAGCTGCTGGAGCTCATGTTTAGGAGACTTACAAAGCGTCAGATGGAAGCAATCTTCTGGCGATTGATTGATCATAGCAGGAAAGACCGAAGACCTCCAAGCAATAGAGAGCTCGCTTCCTTCCTTAACATTGACGAATCCGCGTTCAGAAGACATTTGAGGAGAGCCTGGGAGAAATTGGGACGAGATCCAGTGTATTTGTCAAACTACGTTGCAATAAGTCTAGATACAGAGCAGTAGATTTGACTGAAAGTGCTACACTATTAATGTTCAACCGTACCTAGCTTCACACTCTGAGTCATTCACCCTTCTTCTTTGAAAGAAGTGGGCCGTATTGCGGTCCGTTTTTTTTGCTAGGTTTCGCGAGCTCTTGCTGCTAGAAATTTTGAGTAGGTCCGCAAAAATGATATACTACATCTAGAATGCGAGAAGTGTAAGGCCCGAGATAATGAACCAATTGAACCAAAAATAGATGAGTTGAAGCACGCGTTAACCAGCTTTTTAAGAAAAACGAACCAAGAATCGGCGATGATCATGAGAGACGGTTCTGCGGAGTTTGTAACAACATAGACCCGACCTTCCAGTTGACTTCCTTCGATGATAACAGGAGGAAGGAAGGAGGAGGAGAAAATGGCACTGCCAGAGAGGACGGCGATCAGGCTCGATAAAGAGACAAGAGATCGCCTTGAGGTTTTCCTTGGTGAATATGAAGGAGTTTCAATTAGCGATGTTGTTCGCAGTGCCCTTAAAGCTTACTTGGTAGATAAGGCGATCACATGGGAGGATGTAGATTTCAAAGTCATTCCGCTGCTTTGCGAGCTATTTGAGGGGTACGAGCGAGTTACGGTAATCAAACCGGATCTACCCATCGAGAAAGTCGTTCAGAGTAATGTACCAACTATTTTGAGTCTGTCAAGAGGAATTCACAGAGTAGATCTGGGAATAACAATCGTGAAGAGAAAGGAAACTCACCTTATTTTCGTGAAAGTGTATAACAGCGATTTGAAATTGCTTAGAGGAGAGGGACTACTTTTCTCGTTCAGACTAGATCACACAGCGGATCCGAGAACAAGAGAACTTGGAAAGGAATTCGCTGAGAAGATAACGTATGTTCTAGACAATGCAAGGTTGCCAGGATGATATAATAAACAAAGTTTCTATTCTCATGTTGTTACCTCGCCCGCTCGAAAGAGCGGGTTTTGTTGTAAACTCACCAAAACAATCAGTCTGCACATATCGCTTAGCAAATCAAGTATTCATAAGCCCTTCGGGGCCTCTTATCTTGTTACGTAACATAACATAACATATCATAACAAACTGGAGGTGATGACATGCCTAGACCTAACAAGGTTGAACAATACAAACTCGAAAAAGAAGTGCTCGACTGGACTAGCCAGGGCATGTCGTCAAGGGATATCTCCAAGAAGATTGCTGAGGAGAAGAACCTGGACGTATCATATGGAGCGATTGCATCCTTTCTGAAGTCTGTGAGGGAAGAGAGAGCCGAAACGTCGAGGGCGATAGTCCAGGAACATATGCAGAAGACTCTTCCGGACGACCTCGAACTTCTGGACGAGATGAACCAGGAACTGTCCGAATGGTTCAAGGATGAATCGCTCTCGAAAAGGGAGAGACTGAGGATATACGACAGTCTTCTCAGGGGAATAGATATGAAACTGAAGAACTCCGGCGCCGGCGAGAACAGCACTGAAGACTTCCTGAAGGCTCTGAAAGAACGCTGGGGGATATGAACAAAGAGTTGTTCTTGAAAGACATAGGCTTCGTACCTCACGAAGGGGGCCAGAAAGAGGCCTTCATGTCAGAGGCAAGATTCAAGATCTTATGCAACGGAAGGCGCTGGGGAAAGTCGCTATACGCTGCTGTTGAAGCTATCAACTACCTGTTCAGGGAGAACAAGAGAATTTGGGTCGTGGGGCCGACTTACGACCTCTCGAGGAAGGTCTTCAGAGAGATCTATCGCTATGTGAGACCGAGAAGAAAGATCTGGCACCCGAACGGACACTGCAGCGATTCGAAATCAGAGATGCGGATCCTCACGAACTGGGGGACAGAGATACTCGGGAAATCCGCGGACAATCCAGACTCTCTCATAGGTGAAGGATTGGACCTGCTAATAATCGACGAGGCGGCCAGAATAAAGGAAGTCATCTGGGACGAAAACCTGAGGCCCACGCTCACTGACAGACAGGGCAAGGCGATAATCATCTCGACTCCCAAAGGCCGGAACTGGTTTTACAGACTGTGGACCAGGGGAAAGGACCCTCAATTTCCTCTATACAAGGCCTGGCAGCATCCGACAGCGGATAACCCTCATATTGCATCGGAAGAGATTGAAGAAGCGAGAATGACGCTTCCTGACAGGGCATTCAGGCAGGAGTACCTGGCCGAATTCCTTGAAGATACCGGTGGCGTCTTCAGGAACGTTAGGAGACTCATTCGAGGGACGCTCAGAGATCCCAGGCCGGGAGAGAGGTTCTTCATCGGCGTTGACCTGGCCAAGTATATGGACTTCACCGTAATAACGGTCCTGGACGAGAGAGGAGATCTCGTCTACTTCGACAGGTTCAACCAGATAGACTGGAACCTTCAGAAAGATAGGATCAGATACATAAGCAAGAGGTACCCGGGAAAGGTCGTGCTGGACAGCACGGGTGTGGGAGATCCCATTTACGACGAGTTGAGAAGGGACGGCCTGAACGTAGAAGGATTCAGGTTCACGGCCTCATCGAAAGAGCAGCTTATAAACAACCTATCAATGCTAATAGAACAGGGGAAGCTACATTATGAAGACATTCCCGAACTTATTAATGAGCTCGAGATCTTCGAGTACCAGATAACTCCTTCGAGAAACCTCAAGATGAGCGCGCCCGAAGGCTACCATGACGACTGTGTCATTTCGCTTGCCCTCGCTGCCTGGGGTCTACACAGTCTCTTTAGCAGGCCGGTTTTCTTCACAAGGTCAGATAAATACTGAGGTGGTAATGATGGGCATTTTCAATATATTCAACAAGAAGAGCGAACCCAAGCCCGTTATGGGACAGGTGGGAATCGTGGACACTTCTTCATCTGGATCGACAGGTCAATCACTCAACTCTCAGACGATTGCAGACATGAAAAGAGACGAGACGATAGCGGCCGGCCTCAGATTCATCTCGAGCTCGACGATTTCAAAGATAGGAAGCTACTCAAACCCTGACAGCAATGTCGCTCAGTTTGTCAGTGGTGTGATCGAAAATCTCGAGATCTCGCTCCCGACTTTCTTGAAGAAGATGCTCGAGGACATGCTCGCTTACGGCTGGGCTGGCGCCGAGATCGTCTGGCAGAGCTCTGAGGGAAAGCTATGGATAGAGAAGATGGTGCCTTACGCGCCGAGTCAGATGTCTTTCTACCCAGAAGAGGCTCCAGAATATGTGAAGCTAACGACTTCCAAAGGCGAGTTCCAGATCCCAATGTCGAAGATGTTTATCCTTAGAAACGGCGAAGGCCTCTACGGAGAGTCGATTCTCAATACCTGCTATCGCGCCTGGGACTTCAAGAGAAAGCTGTTCAGGATCTGGGCAATCGGACTAGACAAGTACGCCCTTCCAATCATTCATGGAAAGACTGAGAACGTCTCAATGGTAGACGCCAACGGAAACCCGACGACATCGGTTGAAGCGCTGAACGAGATCTTGAGCAACTTCTATTCAAAGACGGCCGTCTCGACCGACAAGAACACCGAAATAGCCTTGCTAGAAGCGAACTCGAAGGACCTGTCCGATCAGTTTAGGGCCGCGATTGAGTATGCAAACACTCTCATCTACCGTAATCTAGGGTTACCGCAACTACTTCTCACTAACGAATACGGGGGAGCTTACGCCCTTGGGAAGGTACATATCGACATGGTCCAGAGCTCTACACAATCAATGGCCGAGTCTATCTCCGACGCCTTCCTGGACAACGTAATTGCCAAGCTGATTGACTACAACTTCCCCTCTGTCGAGAGCTACGGGGAGCTGGTCATCATACGTGAGCAGACACTTGAAGAGAGAAAGGCTCTGGCGGTGTTCATTGAGACGATAGGCAGGGCCGGGATAATGGATAACCTTTCGGACGCTGACAGAAGGTGGGCAAGAGCGCTTCTTGGTATGCCTGAAGAGGAATAGCCATGAACGTCGCCACATTTCTCAAGATTCACAAGAAGGCCGAGAGCAGGATCTTGAGAGCGTTCAGCATCCCTTCTGGAGAAGAAGCGTACAGAGGGAAGAAGATCTCAATAGACCACACGGCAATCATGAACGCCCTCGAGGCCGTCTTTCTTTTGTCGAAGGCGTTGTCCATCTATGACTTGAAGCGGAGAGAAAAGCGGAAAAGAAACGTTAGGCAGTACAGCGAAGACGACCTTCTCGGAGAGATCTTGAGAGCGATAGACTTCACGGAATACGAGAACATAGCGAAGCGGACAGTGAGGGAAATTAGAGAGGATCCCGACTCTTATCTGAAGCCTTCTCCTTTCGTCGATGAGTTTCTGAAGGAATACGTTTTCACACTCACAGAACCGTTTGAAAAGCATTCTAGAGATATCGAAGAGACGTTGAGGAGAGGGATGTTACAGGGCAAAGCGTACCTAGACATAGCCGAGGACCTCGAGAAAGTAATGGGTGGTTATTTTAACAGGGCAGATGTGATAGCGACGACAGAGAGTACCAGAGTCTTTGCGCTCGGAATCCTGGACGCCGGAATTGAATCCCCTGTAACCGACGGCTTTCAGCTTATAGCCGTAATGGACAATCGCACTACAGAGATCTGCTCTCAGAGAGACCGCATGGTGATCCCGAAAGACGATCCGGAACTCCTGGCCGAAAACACTCCGCCGCTCCATCCACGCTGCAGGAGTATGCTCGTTCCTCATACGATATACGATTCTAAAGGCAAGACGCTCTCGAGAGAGGAAATGGAAAGAATACACAGCCAGCACCCAGAAGCGGTACCCGTAAACAGGCGGGTAGACAGAGACGTGGTAAAAGCCCTAATTAGCAGTAGAAAGACGACCCCTACCTTCCTGGTCACGGAAGACATCAAGAGAATACTTGAAAACGTGAAGAAGCTTACTCCTGAAGAATATGCAAAACAGGTATTAGGGGTAGAATGTGATTACCGGGGTATAGCTGAAGAGCTGGCTGAGGAGATAAACACTACGCTCAAAGAGCTGAAAGAGAAGTATCCCAAGGTATGGGAGCAATTCGACGGGATCACGTCCACTAGAAATTCCAGGGAAGCCTGGACGAGGTTCTTTGAGAAAAGATACCCAAATGCTTCTCCCGAGCAGATAGAGGATGTTGTAACCAGGCAGATGAGAAAGATACCACCCAATGTCCTGGCTTACACCGCGCAGGGGTTTGACAAGATAGTAGTCAAGAACACTTTCTGGCAGAACGCGGACAAACTCCGGAAGACCATCGAGGGAGATTATAACGCAGGGTGGTCGGCGGTCCACGAAGCGGGAGGTATTATCTGCCACGAATTCGGCCACAGGATCGACTACTACCTCAGAGAGACCGGAAAAAGGGCAGAGTTCACTTCATGGATCTCGAAAATGAGAAAAGAGAGGGGAATTACTCTCAACGACATCTCGGGATATGCCAGCGACTTCGGCCTGGTGGAAGCTTTTGCGGAACTCTTTGCCGGCTATGCGACCGGCAGAAAGGAAGAAGTCTTTCTGCTGTTCGGCAAATGGTTGAAGGGGGTGTTATAGTGCAGTTTGAAAAACCCGATTGGTGGGACGAGTGGGTAGAGATAGACAAAGAGAAGCTCCTAAAGGGAGAAGACGGTTGGTCTCTCAGAGAAGGGGCACCCACTGTCGTTAGAAGAGAATTCGAGAAGATCATAGAGATGATAAAGCTCGCGCGTGGAGACTAGGCGAAAGACAACTATTGCGAGGAGGCTTCGGCCTCCTTTTTTATTGGAGGTCGATTATGTATGTGATCACAGAAGGCGACCCTGAAGACTGTTATTTCAGAATAATCGAAAAGGACGACCTGCAAGACAGCGATACAATGATCTTTCCGTTTGGATTTCCCACGGTAAAGGGAGCCTTTGACTGGCTGCAAAGGAATTATTTGATTTGCTGAGGTGATTGATCGTGATAGACAAATATCTTGCAGAAATCGCAAAAACAGGCGGTTTCTGGTACCGGCTCCTGCCGTATATAGAGTTTCAGGACCCCAGATACGGGAAGGTCTCTCTGACAAAAGAGCTCGCTCAGAAAATCGAGGAGAACTTCAAGAACGGGATCCCCTCGTATGAACTCTCGCTGGACATCGATCACGGGAAAGACCCGAACCATCCCGGCGCCTACGGAAAGATCACCAAGGTCGAGGCCAGAGGCGACGGACTGTGGGTCTACTCCGAACCGGATGAGGAAGCCGTGGAACTCATCAAGAGAAAGAAGTTCAAATACATGAGCGCCACATATGCAGAGAAGTACATGGACAAGAAGACCGGCAAAGACGCAGGACCGGTCCTTAGAGGAGCTGCCCTCACAAACATGCCAGCGGTGCCGGATATGGAGCAGATAGTCTACTTTTCAGAATTTGAGAAAGAGGAGGAAATAGGAATGGAATTCAAAGATCTCTTTGAGAAGGCTCAAAAGGAACTCTCAGATCTTAGGGCAGAGAAAGACAAGAAAGAAAAGGAACTCTCCGAGACTCTCGCGACACTGAACAAGGAGCTCTCCGAAGCCAGAACGAGACTTGAGGCTCTTGAGAAAGAGAAGAAAGAAGCCGAGGAGAAACTCTTCTCTGAGAAAGTGAACAACTGGGCAAAGGGCTGGACCGACAAGGGAGTCAAGCCCGCGATCTTGGAGAAGATCAAGCCGGAGGTCAAGAAGGAACAGGACATGAAGTTCTTCGACGACATCCTGGAATCAACAGAGAAAGTGAAACTCGGTCAGGCGGGAAAGCGCGAGAGCACCAGCGAGAATGAAACGTACGTGAAGCTGGCGGGAGACATTGCCGGCAGAGTAAATCCAAAATGAGGAGTGAAGAACGATGCCAGTAGGAGTAAGTTACCAGGACAGCAATTTCAAAAAGGTAATATCGCTTGAACACCCGGATATCCGGAGGGGCCTCATAATGATCGGCGGGGTCGGGAAATCTACGACCGAGGCCGGCACAATTTTTGGGAAAATCACCTCCGGAGAAGACGCGGGAAAGGTCAGACCGCTCGGACTAACCTACATAACCCAGGCAGAAGCCGAAGCCGCGAGCACCTTCAAAGTAGCCGACGCTTCTGTGTTGAAAGTGGGAGACTCCATAAAGATTGCCGACGGATCATCGGTCACCATAACCGCGGTCGACAAAGTCAACAACACCTTCTCGGTAGACACGGAAGATGCACAGACCGCCGATTTGAACGACGCGGTCACCCTGCAGGACGGATCGGACACAGCATTCGGGGTTTCAGTAGAACCTCTCGAAGCGAGCGAAGCCGACCAGCCTGTCCCTCTCATCATCCACGGGGTCGTTTACGAGAAGGCAATAACCAATACCCTTCTAGCTACGCAACTCGCTGCAGTCAAGGAGGACCTCTTCAATAGACTGTGGTTCATCGAATCTTACTGATCATAAGGAGTGAAGAAAATGCCTACCGTAGCAGACGTCTTTCATTACCGGACGTTGACTGAAGCTATAAAGCAGATCAAGCCGTCTCCAAGGATGCTCATAGATCTGCTCTTGAAGAGTCCCAGGTCTAACCCGGCAAAGTATTTCGCAACGAAATCGATCGAGTTCGATATCAAGAGGACCGGTCCCATACTCCCAAGGTTTGTCAAAAGGAGAAGTCCGGCCCCGGCAAGAGACCTCAAGAACTACACCCACGTCAATCTAGAACCACCGACGATAAAGTTTTACGACGATATCACCTACGACGAGATCTGGACTATGAGAGACGCGGGAGAACCACTGACGCAGGTCCAGATGGATCATCTGAACAACTGGATCGCCGATACACAGAGGGACCAGAAGGAGTCCATTACCGCTGCCTGGGAATGGATGCTCGCGCAGATCCTTCTCACCGGTAAGGTTAGCTACTCCGGGAACGATGAGAAATTCGACTTCGATTTCCGGATGGATAGCACCTACATGAGCGAGTCGACAGATTGGTCCGATCCCACCTCCAAGGCGCCTCTCACGGACCTCAGGGAGTACAGGATAGCGCTCTCCAAGGAGACTGGAGTCATGCCCACTCTAGCTTTCGTAACTCCGAGCGTCGCGAAAGTGCTGATCGAGAACACCGCTCTCGAAAAGCTCATGGACAACAGGAGAATCGAGGTAGGGAACATGAAATACGACTTCCCGTTCATAGGGAATCTCCAGGGACTAAATATCTACGAATTCAACGAGACGATTGTGAACGAGGCCGGCGACGAAGTCACTCTCCAGGGCGAAGACGATCTTTGCATCGTTACCACGCCGGAAATGTTCAAGCCCTTCTACGCCGCTTCTTTCAATGAACAAGGGCCGGTGCTCGGAGAAGTCTACTCATACTCGGAGGATATAAAGAATCCTGGTGGAAAGAGAGTCTACGCGGAGAGTCACGGTCTCCCGATAATCCTTCATTCAAAGGGGATTATAAAGTCGACTATCACAGTCGAATAAGGGCTGATGCCCTATGATTGACATCGATGAATTCGTCCTGGCATTTCCTGAGAGCATCAGGGGAAAGATCGTCGATGATGTCTTGGAAGCGGTCGAGGGTTTCCTCTCTGAAGGGGAGACCCTGGCTTCTTCAATAGAGGCATCTACAAAGATCAGAGAGAAACTCGCAATTCTCTACGCTAAGGCTCAGACCTACGAAAAGCTCTCAATGCTGGAACTGGCTCAAAACACTTTTGCGCAGTACTCACAACTCGTAGCCCAGGTTCAGGCCGAACGTAGATTGAATACTCAGGTCCCTCAAGTCCAACCCGGTCCGGCTTTTGCTATGGAGTCAAACGATCAAGTGTTCACAAGCGAAGAGTTGGAAAAGTGGTGATCGAATGCAGATAGAAGTCAGGACAGAAAAACTCGACACGCTCTTGAATCAATATCAGAAAAAGCTTGGTGACCTGACACCAGTGATGAGGGACAGCGCCAACGTGATGCTCTCATCCGTTCATAAAAACTTCGACGAAGGCGGCAGACCTGATAAGTGGCCGGATCTTGCTGAAAGCACTAAGAGACGCAAGATCAAGTACAAGGGAACGCCATATCCGATGCTCGTCTTCTCTGTGAACGTCCCTTCATCAAGAGGGGGGAGAGGCTACCGGACCAAGAAGCTGAGACAGAGCATACACCCCCAGTGGGGAAAGGACTACGCGAAAGTAGCGACAAACGTTGACTACGCAGTCTATCACCAGGAGGGCTACGGTGTACCAAAGAGGGCTTTTATGGTCTGGCAAACGCAGGATATCAGGAATATCGAAGATCTCTTCGGGAGGTATTTCAGATGACTGAGGATCAGATTATACACGTAAGGGAGAACATTCTTGATTCTCTGGAAACCTATCTTCAAGAGAACGGGTTAAGGGAATACCTTGGCGTAGCCTCGATAGAGTATGTCCGCCATGCTCCAAAACTCGACGTTTGGGATCATTACCCCACTGTGGTCATCACGCCGTCTTCTTCTCAGCCTCTCCAAGCGGTGGGGATCAGAGACCTCCGTGAATTTCTCGTGGAAGCGACAGCTCTCTTCAAATCCGAATGGTTTGACTGGGATATTCAGAGGCAGCAAGTTCGATTCTCGGGATTCATGCATGCGAAGTTCGCGTCTATGAGGTTCCCTGTGATAGACGGGGATGTCACAAGGTACTACCTGTGTACTTTCGAAGACGAAAGCTATCTAGACTATTCTGAACTTCCTGACTACCAGGTCAAAGCTGTGGGCGTCAGGTTGAAGTTCAGGATCCAGTGAAGGAGTGAATGACAATGGCTCTTACCGGAGCTGATGTATATGCAAGGATCATAAAAGGCGAGACAACGTATGACTGCGGTCTTGTCTCGGACGTGAAGCCTTCTATAAAGACCAGTACCCTCCAGAGGACAGGTATAGGCAACGTAAAGAGGGCGAGAATCAATGCCCACGACTATGAGGCTTCATGGAGTGGTGATGTGCCGGACGGCGTTCTTCTCGCGGCGCTTCTCGGAAAAGACAACGTCTTTGATGTCCAGGTTCACGACATCGAACTGCTTAACGCAGTTGTGAAATCGTTGAGGCTGGCCTTTGACGAGAGAAACCCTCTCACATACGCTGTGGACTTCGTTGGAGAAGACATGGACAGCATAACCGCCCTGACAGAGGCCGACATGGAACACGTCAAGGGATTCTTTGTCATGTCGGACGCCACGATAAACTTCAGCGGATCCGCCAACACTGTAGTAAAAGCCGACATAGCCGCATCCAGAGAAGTAGAAGCGGTAAGGGGAGCTTCTCTCGATCCTCAGGACTTCTCAAAAGGGCCGTTCATATTTGAGGGAACAATCACGGTGTCGCCATCGGCATCGTTCGCAGACGTCCTGAAGGGGAAGTGGCTTCCCTCAGACACTCCGTTCACGTTCAGCGCGGCCTTCTCTGCCCAGTTCTACGACGAAGCAGGCGATCCTTACGCTTCGCCGACCACCGTCACGATCTCATGTAGCGGAATGGTAGCTAGCGAAACTTCGGTGAGTCTAGGATCGACCGGTCCCGTTGAGATCCCGATAAAGATGAGCATTGAGAGTGTGACTATTTCCTGATGGAGGTAAGCCATGAAGCACGAAATAATAACACCCTTCTATCGTAAGACGGTAAGGATCAACGAGTACAACGTCACTTTCAAACCTCTCCCGGGATCCAAGATTTTCCTTCTGAGTCCTGCTCTGAAGATAGCTCCTAAGCTTGAAAAAGGAGGCATCGATCTCACTACGGAAGAGCTTGATGCTGTGCTTTCCCTCGCGGAGGCTGTTATCGATTCGTGGGACTTCGGACCGGAAAAAGGAGAAGTGCTTAAAGTCACGAAAGAGAACATTGGTCTATTCCAGTTCACGGATCTCATGAAAATTCTGACAAACTCAATAATGATGGCCTTTCCAAAGGGTGAACTGGAAGATTTTCCCGAAGGCTCCGAAAAGGAGCAGAAGACGATTACGAAATCCTGATCTGGAAGATCTTGGCGCAGTCTACATGGTTGATAGGGAGTCTTCCCTGGGGATGGGAGACTCCCTTAATCACTATCATAAAGCTATTCCAGGCACAAGGAGAGACCCTATATGGCGGCAAAAACTGAAGTCTCTATAGTCTTGAAAGCTGTCAACTACGCTTCAAGCGAACTTGAAAAAGTGAAAGAACAGACAAGAGGACTGAGAGAAGTCGGCTCACAGCTGCAGCAGACCGGTCTTACGATGATGGGCTGGGGTGCTGCAATCGCCGCTCCCTTCGGTCTCGCACTGAAGCAGTTCATGGGCTTTGAGGAAGAGATGCGAAACGTCAACGCCGTTATGCAAGGAACGGAAGAGGACTTTCAGGCGTTGTCGAAAACAGTGAACGATGTCGCTATGAACTCTTCTTTCATGACCAGCGAGATCGCGTCGGCCGCATATGCCCTCGCTTCGGCGGGGAAGAAGAGAGTCGAGATAGAAGCGATGATTGGGCCTGTCTCAAACCTGGCGGAAGCTATGCACTCTGAGTTGAGGCCTACTGCCGAGCTTGTTACTGATACGCTGGACCAGTTCGGCCTGTCGGCGAAAGAAACAGGCAGAGTCGTCGATATCTTCGCTACTTCGGTAGGCAGTTCTCCTGAAACCCTTGAGAGACTCTCTTACGGAATGAGATACGCAGGTTCTACGGCCGCGGGGTTCGGGTATTCTCTCGAGGAGACGGTAGCCGCTCTAATGGCCTTCGAAACAGCGGGCATCCACGGAGAGCAGGCCGGAACCACTCTAAGGAACGCTCTTGCCAGGCTGGCCGCTCCCACAAAGGACGTCGTCGACGCGTTGAAAATGTACGGCCTCACGATTGAAGATGTGAATCCCGCGCAACACTCTTTCGTTGAGATCCTCGAGGCCATGCGAAGGGCCGGAGTCGATACCACCGGGACATATGAGATCTTCGGCACGGAGATCGGAGGCAGGATGGCCGCCGCTGTCTCCACAGGCGTAGAGAAGATCAAGGATTTCACCGCGACTTTAGAAAATTCCGCTGGAGCGGCAGAACGAATGAAAGAAGAACAGTTAAGCTCTCTGGCAGGACAGTTTAAGCTCTTGAAGTCGTCTCTCGAGTCTTTAGGGAATTCCTTCGCGGCACTTTTCAAAGACGAAGTGTCAAAAGCGATCAACTGGATACGTAACTTGGCAAACTGGTTGAACAACCTTGACGAAGGTACGAAGAGACTAATCGTGAATGTCGCAAAGTGGGGCTCGATTCTCCTCATTGGGGCAGGAGCCGTCAATTTTCTCACAGGAACCGTTATGAAAACGATAGCGTCCTTCAAAAGCTGGGGTTCAATTATTGGAAGCGTTATAAAACTTATCACCGGCAAAGTCGCTGCCGCTGGAGCAGCGGGACAAGCTTTGACTACTCTCTCAGGGACAGCCGTAAGCACGGGGACTTCACTCGCAGGAATCGGTTCTTCAGCGGCCGGCGTTGGAGCGAAACTACTCGCTTTTGCGACCGGTCCGGTGGGAATAACAATCGCGGCGATTGCTGGAATAACCGCTGGCGCCATCGCTCTCTACAAAGTTATGGATAATCTTTCTAAGGACTGGTTCAAATCGGACCTAGAGAAAGCACTTAACCAAGTCAGAGAGACGGCCGATGGGACAGTTGAGACGATGGAAGAGGTCTCGAGAAGATTCTCGAATCTCTCATCACAGGCGAGCGATGAGACAAAGAAACTCTCAGGGACAATCTCAGGCACCTTCTCCCAGCTGGAAGACGCTGTCAGAGGATTCGACCAGATAAACTCCACCGTTGCAGTCAAAGCGGCAATGAACATGCAAAAGATTGCAGAAGAGGCTGGATACACAGGAAACGCCTTCAGAGATCTCGCGAAAGAGTTCTCGGGGAGCCTCACTCTATCGTCTGAAGAAGTTATCTCAAAGCTTAAGAAAGTGATGGAAGAAGTAGATGCGGTTGCTTTGGATACTGAAGCTACGAACAACAGAATAGTCGAGTCTATTAAGACAGCGAATGAAGCCATGGCACAAAGCACCGCCGAGTCCCAGTCGGTTCTTGCAAACCTTGTGAGTTCTTACGACAAAGTGACCGAGTCAATTGTTGAAGCTGCCAACCAACAGGTCAAGGCAATAGACATGGTGTCTTTCCAAGCCGTTGGTTCAGTGGAGGCTTTTGTCACGATGATGGAAAGGCAGAAAAAGAGTGCGAACGACGCCTCGAATGAAGTCGGTATAGCGCTCGGGAGAGTTGTCGTCGCGATGGCCGAGCAAGGGAAAGTGGCAAAAGACCAGGTTGCGGGCCTGAAGGAACTGTACGACGCTTATGACAGTCTTTCTGAAGAGCTTGAAGCTGTTGAAAAAAGGTACGGAACGAATTCTTCGCAGGCGGACAGTCTTCGCACCAGTCTGAACACCCTCAAGGGAGAGATAGCTTCTCTTGGTTGGTCCGCCGGAGAGAGCGCGGTCAAATTTGGAGATGTGAAAGAGATACTACAGCAAACAGCGACGGAGGTTCAGAAGACCGGCAAGCATATAAATGAATTTCTGTACGGGAGCGAGAACTTCGCGGCCACTAAGGAAGAGGCCCTCCAGAGAGTGCGTACGCAATTCAAAGCGACCGAAACCGACTCACTGGGTTTAGTGAACGCTTTCAACAAATTGACAAAGCCCGCAAAGATGTTTGGAAATGATGTGGACGTAATGGGTGTCGCCCTCGCGGACCTTGAAATCGAACTCTACAAAAGCGGCGTCCTTACTAACAACCAGACTTCATGGCTTATCAGCTTATCTGAGCAAATTGCCTCTACCAGAGAGGAATACAGGAAAGCGATCTCGACGTACGGAGAGAACTCCAGAGAAGCAAACGCGCTTAAAACTTCTCTTCAGGAGCTGGAAGTGATATATGGAAGAAACGGAAAATCCGCTGCTCAAGCTGTATTCGACTCTTACGGATTCGGAGAGACGCTTGTATTTCTCAGAGAGAACCTCGGTCTTACGAGCGCGGCTTTCGCAAAGCTTCTCGGTATTTCTGACACGAATATACTCGCTCAGGATGCGAAAACGATAAACGAGCAGTGGAAGAAAGTCCAGGAGGGTTCGGGCTTCGCATCTGATGCTCTGAAGTCTATCCAGAACCAATCGAAGGAGACTTCCACAAAGTTGACAGAGATGGCCGATGCGGTTACAGATACATTCGACAAGCAGAAGAAGGCAATAACATCTTTGAGAGAGGAACTGGATACGCTCAAGACGAAACAGGTCGAATACCTAGATGCTCTCGCCAAAGCAGAAGCCGAGGGAGATACAGAATCGATAGAGAAGTACAGAAAACGCCTTCAGGAGACAGCCGAAGCGGCCGGGTCACTTGCGGAACAGATAGAAGACCAGAAAGACCAGATGCTTCTTTTCTATCAGACATTTGAAGACAACGCAGGAAAGGCAGATGACTTCGGGAGATCTCTCAAGGGGATAGAGCCTGAGTTGAATGAGTTTGCTGGCGCTCTCAAAGCTGTTGAAGAGGAATTCCGAACGACATGGGGAAACATTGTCGGTGCATCGAAGGACGGAGCTGATGCTGTCATAGCTGAGTTCAAGAGGGCGAGCGACGAAATTGTCGGCCACTCGATCGTACCTGATATGAGAAAAGCCGTTCTAGCAGAGATGCTGCAACTCTCATCTGGCATGAATGATGTGGCTGGTCGAGGGGCCGCAAACACGGTAGCCTCTTTCTCTGACCTCTCGAAAGAACTGACCAACTATCTTGCTCAAATGAGAAAAGAAGCCGGTTCTTTCTCTCTTGACAGTCTTTCGGAAGCGGCTGGAGATTTGCCGGCCTATTTCTCTGATCTTTCCTTGGAAGCAGAAAAAGCGCTGGGTGGTGTGAAAAAATTCTATGACCTTCGGTGGCTTGATGAGTCATCAACGAGGACAAAACACACTGCGGAAAACATTACATCTGTTCTGCAACAGTTGAAAAGAGAAACTGACGGCATTTCAAGAGAGCTTGGAGAATTCATGCCAAACGGCGGCGATCTGACTGTCCCTAAGATCGAGAGAAAGAAAGAATATCATATCTTTCTCGATATTAGAAAAGAAGAGTACGCCGACAAAGACGAGCTCATCAGGAAAATTGCCAGAGAGCTGGAACTGGCAGGTGAGATCTAATGCCATTTGTTGATGATAGATATGTAATCGAGGCCAGAGTCGGTTCGCAATACCTCCTTGTGGATTCTGTGCAGGGCAGCGAGAGAGCCGGGCTTTCCCCTTTCACCGGCTCTTTCCGCTGTCGTCTTTCAGATCCGTCGACTGTCTCCAAAGGTCAGACAGTCTTTCTTGAATTATGGAATGGAGCAAAAGATGATGGTGGTTCTTTCGTAGAGAGTATCGCGGAGGTCGAGATTGAGAGGGTTATAAAGACAACAAACTACATGAGTCACGTCGATGTGCAGGCCGAATTCAAAGACAAGCTTGCCAGATATCTCGAGCAAGAGAAAGATATCCTGATGTTCTCACTCAATCCGGGCTTGACACCAGCCGGAATGGCTCAGGCTATATATCTGGGGACTCCCTACGAAGCCGACGTGACGGCCGTAACAGCTGTTGAGAGCAATATACGCGCGCGAGACTTTCAGATAAGCGGAACTCTCAGAGAGGCGACTATAAAGCTGGAAAGAATACTGGGAGCAAGAACGCTAGTAAATCATGCCACAAAAGCAGTCAGGTTCGTGCCATACTACGCCGATTCTTCCTCAATATCCCTTTCGGATATCGAAGAAAAGACCGAGATAGAAGCCGGAGATGTTTCCTCCGGTGTGAAGTTGACCGGAGTTCTCAATACCATCCCGCTTTCGAAGTCTCTTCTCAGATACTATAACCTTGTCGCTGAATCCTGGTCCGTGCTGTTGCAAAAAGAGACATACACGAACGAAAGCGATCAGGAAAGAGTGAAATACACAGGCAAATGCAGGACCAGCGTGAGGATCTCCGAGGTTGACAAAATTAACTCGATTTCCTCTTTCGAATATGGGTGGGACAACATCTCTACTGATCACATATACACCGAAGCGGAGTTCGAGGCCCTTGCGGAGGAACCTTCTGGCGATCCCACTTACAGGATCTACCTCGTGTGGAGCCCGGAGTCGAACGAAGTCTCGCTGTACCGAACGATAGAATTCGATTACCCTGCCGGATCCGCGTGGGACTGGGGAGAGGCCAGGACGCTCTGGACCATGAAGCAATACTGCGAAAAGTATCTGGGGCTCGGTTTCACGGGGAACACCTTCAAGTTTCCGATCGAGCTTCAGGTCGGTTCCGAACCAAGGGAACAGTTCAGCACGAGCGAACCCGCATCGGCTCAGGCCGCGTTGAGGCTTGCAAACCTCCTTTATGCCAAGAAGAGATACCAGAAAGAGACGAGAGTCGTGTTGGCCCCTTCGAGATATATCCGTCCTGGAGGACAGGCTATATTTCAAGGACGTACATACGTGATAGACTCGGTTTCTTTCTCTTCGCACCCGTTCGAGGTCACTCTGGGTCTGCTGGAGGCGATATGATGAGAAGGAACGACATAGAGAACATAGCCAGGATCCTGAGGAAGAGATCTCCAGTGAGAGTAGGCACGATCGTAGGCTTCGAAAACGACGGCAAGGTCGTTCAGGTAAGATTCCACGACACAAAGCTGCCTGAGGGACAGTTTGAGAGAAAGCTGGCCTGTGAGGGAATCATAGAAGGAAGCGTGTTCACGCTTATACAGCCAAATTTTAGGAGGCCCGTCTCCGATCTCGTTGATATAGAAAAAGAAGTTGGAGCGGGCGGACTCAAAGGTCTCACACTGCCGCTTGTAGGATTCGAAACCTATCCCGAGGGTTCGGAGAATCCGGACTGTATTATCGGTCTTTTCGAATTGCCTGGTGGAGAGATCTACAGAGAAGTACTGGCAGAGAAGTCTCACGACATTCTAATTCCCGGATATGGGACGTTTCACAGCCAGAAAGTCTTCGGCCAGGATGTCATAAAGAGAATAGACGTTGTCCCGTGGTTCGGACCGTTAAAAATTGGAGAGCACTTCAGACTTGCTACGATCACCAATAAACTGAAAGAACTGACCACGATTGACGGGCAAACTGTTTCCGGCTTCCCTTACGTGGACAAGATAGCGTCTATAAGATCAGATACGGACATAGCCTTATATCCAGATGCCGAATTTGAGAGGCTAAATAACGACGTTCTTCTAAGAAGAGGCGTTTTCAATCCCGAACAGATCTCAGAAGATCTCGAAAACAGGCATCTCATATACACTTCGGGAGCGATGTTGTTCTTCTGTGAGGGAATATCTGCTTTCGAATACTGGGAACATCCGTGGAGTGGAAAGAAGTGGTTCTCGCAATCTCCATATCCCTTGTACAACAATGCAGTAAGAGGCTTCTGGCGATCTAGGGTGTTCAATGTGTTTAATGAAGACGGAATATACACGAAGCGTTACGGAGCCGTTCCGTGGCTATGCGCTTGGTTCTATCCAGACCCTTACGGCATGGGCACTACAAGCGCGTTGTACAAAATCCATGGCTATTTTGCGGTCGAAAAGATCAGTTACGATCTCTCCAAGAACACTGTGAAAGTAACCGGAAGCTCTAATTGGTTGGATAACCCGGAACATTATCCCTATTCGGGTTTCCTCGGAAGTACATCGTACGAGATAGAGTTCCTGAACGACCCGGAGATACCGGCAGGTCTCGCGATTGTCAACAGAAGCGGTGTCTATTTGGGTTATAGAGAAGTTATTCCGGCTTCCGAGTACGAGAATACATCTCTGAGGGTCTATCAGGCTTGCGCTTCAGTTTCAGATCCTATTTCGATGAAGTTCGAAGTCCCTTACAGACCGCAAATCAACGACTACTACAGGTACACGACAAGAAGTCTTTATACACTCGAGACCATCAAAGCTTCAGGCAATACCGTCAATCTGATAGACGAAAACATAACGTTAGACACACAGGAAGTACAAGTGCTTTTAGGCTATGGTTCATACAGACCTTACTATATCGTCGACATCCCAGAGAGAATGAACGAGATAGCCACTCCAGACGGGCTGGTTCATCTTTGGTTCGTAACGAAGCCGGACCGCACCCCTGTAATGATTCCTCACCTTGAATCAAACGATACGGGAATTGTGCAATCTTTCCTCACGCCGGAAGAGTGGGAGAAAGGCGAAAAAGACAAGACGGAGATAGAGTTGAAACTATCAAATATAGATCTGCCTGTCGATGCGCAGGTTACCGACTGCGAACTCACACGACTCTCGCCAACTTTTCGGAATCCCTTCTTTGTTAAAGACATCGAAAATACCAGTATTAGTAAGACAGACGCAGTTCGAGATGTAGCAGGTCTTCTGGGTCTTGGCATCATGAACTGGAACTATGATGTACGAGTTTTCAATGACTATGGAGCCTATGGGGCAAACTACAAGAGCTACGACAAGAAACTTGATGCCGTTCAGATCAAAGAGATATACTTCAAAGGCACAGTTATCGACAATAAGCCGTACAAAATGCCTTCGTTTGATTTCACGGATCCGAATCTCTTGATGGACCACAGTTACGGTGAGAGAAGTCTTGATGACTACAACTACAATCCAGCTAATGGAGGATTGTCGGAACAGATAAACACCTACAAGACCACGATGCCGAAGTACGACACAGGAGCGAATGCGACATATCGCTACGACCCTGACGATCTCATAGTCGAAGTCGACCACGTTGACGTGTATAAGATTACCGGCGCCTCTTACGACCATTGGACAGGTTTCTGGAACTGGACGTGGGAAAGTGAGCCTTGCAGGACAATTCCGGGCAGTCAAGTGGAGAAAGTCGAGCCGTATCCGAGAATCAGAGTGCCGATTCTCGCGGAGGAATTAACTCAGATCAGCGGCCGCTGGCATCTTCCGAGGCTTCACATCTACTACAAGCGGCTCAAAGCAGGGACTTACGGATTGAATGTCGTTCCGTACTTCTATATTCATTTCAGGAACGTTCTTGAGGCTTTGGCGGAACTCTCGAATGAAGACGCGGCAAAAGTCTTCTTCCCAAACTATTTCAATCTATTCAATCCGCGAAGAAGAAATCAAATCGAGATGTTAAAGAAGCTTCTTCCTGTTCCTGAACTAGAATATGGAACGATTTCATTCCCGGAAACGGACGACCCTTTGTTCAATGCGATCAGAAACGATATGACCGGAATCGTCGGAGTCGGACAAATAAAGAAGTTCGTAACAGTTTCTCTGACGGAATCTTACTATGATGGTCTGAGTGATTACAAGCCCCTCAAAATCAAAGGACCGAGCGGTCGTGATGAGGCTTACTTTTTGCCTCTCTATTTGGAAGGGCGAAGAAACTATAACGTATATTACAGACGGCTGGGGTCTTCTGAACAGAGACAGAATTTCGATCTTCCAGAAGAAGCGTTTCAGGGAGTCCAGATGTTCCCTGACGTGAACGACGGCTGGTACGAGCTCCCCTCCAACTTCAAGCTGACGAGGCTTCGCTTTGATAGGGCGAAGCTTGTGTTCCCAAAGCTCATGCTTCAAGACGATTTGAGCTCTACAGTGATTAACCTTGAGAAATACGGAATCAGGGAGTGATGTAAATGCCTGTATTTCCTAGCTTCAAGATTCAAGTAAGTAATCCGAATACCGAAGACCTCTCAGGTTTCCCGTTCCCGATAAGACTTCCGCAAAGCCTCTGGCAGTATATGAGGGGAACAGATCCGTGGGACGCCAACGAACTCGATAATATGAACCTCGGGAACGATGGATGCATCATAAAATGGACAGAACTTGATGACTTCTGGGCACTCGCAAAGCTTGACACGGCATATCCAGAAGATATATACGTCTATTATGGTCCGGGAGCAGGCTGCAATCCTCAAGATGTTTTCCCCATCTGGAGAGAGTTGGTGAACGAAGACGTCGACAACGAGTTTGTCGGGACTCTCGAAGAGGGAATGACCATAGTAAGCCATTCGACGAATATAACCGGCAACCATTTGATCATCGTGGTGAATAACTCGAACGGCCAAGCGTTTGTAGTGCACAGAAACTATTTTACCAACGAGACTTACTACACGTACTTTGGAGATGACAACCCTTCTACGAGTGGCGGAATACACGAGAAAATGAGTTTCGCTATCAAAGATGGCTACTTCGAAATCAAGTGGTTCGATGAAGAAGGCGGATGTCACGATTTCATAAGCGGCCTCTCTCTTCAGGAAGCGACGGTCCTGGTATCCGGGAATTTTCTGAACGGAAGAATCTACAGTGCGATTCAAGAGTTGCCTGAAGGTGTGACATACGATTTCTACAATTATGATACGGAAGAACAATATCCTTGGGAGCCGGGTGAGGCGCCGTGGGATACTTCGAGTCCTTCGATAGACAATCTCTCGGCCCCAGAAGGTGTGTTCGCCGGTGAAACCTTTCATGTCGAGGCTACCACGACGGATTTGGAGAGCCTGCAATTTGTCTTTGGTGGAATATCTTACCCAGGAGTGAATAAAGGCGAAGGAGTCTTTTCGGCTGAGATCGAAGCTCCGTCGGTCACGGAGAAAACCAGTCTAGTTCTTTATGCTCGATGCGGAGATCTGATCGAAGAGGCGTCTATACTAATTTATCCAGCTCTGCCAATGCCGACTCGTGTGAAGTTTCTACAAAACGGTTCCGAGATCTCTAGCCTAACAATGGAGTCTGGACAGGCGGTGTTCGTTGGTGTTCTTGTGGAATCCAGTGATGGAGAAACATGGTCAAAGATTGACGGAACAGTATCTGCAAGCATAGTTTCTTTCGATGGAGAGGGTTTCGAAGAAATGGCCGTGTGCAAGGTAGAGGATTACAAGATTCTGGTAGAGGCTGATCTCCCGGTGGGAGTATATTATCTTCAAGCGACAATTGTCTTCGATTCTCCCGTGGCTTTGGAACGTGTTCAGAGATTGAAGATTAAAGTCGTCGTGGATAGGAAGTGATGATATGACTCTGCTGGAAATAGAATGGCAGCTGGTTGTCCCGATAGGGAGCAGAGCCTATGCTACTTTTTACATTGATGGAGGAGTCTATTTCGAGGAAGGGCCTTCAGAAGCGTCAGGAACGTTCAAAGTCTTGCTAGACGAACAAGAACACATTATAGACGTTTCAATCAACACATCATCTAATTCGGGCGGATCCCCCGAACTAAGGATACACAGGGCTGTGTACGGGGATTTCGATATACTCGCTCAGGGAATCGGCTTTTGGACCAAGCAAGGAGATGGTACAGTCGAATTTGTAGGAGGCTATTTGCGGATAACTTCGCCGGAAGGCAAGGAAACAGAGGCAATAGGAGATCTTCTTGCCACCGAACCTCAGGAAATGCAATTCTCATTTGATTGGGAAGCCTCAAGCGAATTCAATTACGATTTCCTTGAGGCCTATGTGAATGACATACTCTTTTTCAGGCGAAGCGGCTTGGATTCTGGTACTTTCTCCAGCACCCTGCCTAATGAGGAACACATATTCCGCTTTAGGTATGTAAAAGATTCCAGCTACGGTGAATACGATGACTGTGGAAGAGTGAGAAATATCATAGTGAGGGGGAGAAATTGGCTCGAGACAGGGCTCACAGAATGGGCACTTGGCGGAGACGTACACCCGGTGCTTCTTCCTAGTGGTTGGGTGCAACTCAAGTGTTCAGACAATCAGTCCTCTTGGATGGAGCGTACATACGAACCGCCGCCTGATATGTTTATCACTAATATCCGAATAAAGTACTTGCAGGAAAGCCAGTCGATAAACCAACTTGCAGTCGAGGCTTTCGATACGTTCTTCATAGACGCTTTAATAGAGGGGTTCGATATGATCTCGGAATCATGGCTTCCAGTGGAACCGACTTTCATAGAAGCCGAACTCGAGAGATACGATGCTGAAACCGTGATTTTCGAGAAGATAGCAGACAGCCAAGTCTTTGTTCATCCAGACGGTTATTACAGACTTCTGCAAAAGTGCAACGCTCCTCCAGGGACCTACTATCTGAAGACTACGGCTAGAGTTGGCGATATCACTCAGATCGAAAGGTTGAAGATAAAAGCGAAAGTAAACATCTAACCGCCTGAAAGGGCGGTTTACTTTTGGAGGGATGCAAATGGCAAGTTATTTCAACTTGACACTGGACACCACGGGTCCTGCGAATCCGCAAATAGTTCTCGAGAGTGGTGCTCAGTACGCTACTCAGCAGTTGATAAACGCGGCGTTGTCTTGTAGCGATGCAGACAAGACGGGTTACCAGATAAAGATCTGGGGAGACGTCGATACTAGTTATGACGCAGACGTTCAGGATTCTGAAGTCAATTCCAACTGGATTAGCTGGACAGCCACCAAGCAAATAAAACTTGCGTCCGGAGAAGGTTCAAAGACAGTATATTTCAAAGTCAGAGACGATGTTTGGAACCAGTCTGGACAGGCTTCGGCAAGCATAATCCTCGATACGACGAGGCCGATTGTGACCATATCCGGTCCAGACGTCAGCAAGATTTCGAAGATCGCTGGAAAGAATGTAGCTTCCTTCTCCTTCTCGGTAGACACAATTTTCGACGAGTTCAAAGTGAAGGTAGTGAGTTCAACCGGAGCCAGCCATGACACTGGAACACTGATACCTACCGCGGGCGGATCGACTAACATGAGCGGTAACGAGGGAAATTACCCGGCCGCTACTCCGATAAACTGCCAGATCACCGGTACCGATCTCGAAGCGGCCAGCGCGGGTGACGGACAGAAGATCATCAAGGTCTTTGTTAAGGATCAGGCGGGTAACTGGTCTGTGTAGTAGAACCGGATAAGATTGCCGCACTATTGGAGGGCTGTCATGAATAACTACTTCTTTCTTGAACTGGATACAACAGGCCCTCAGATAACTCTCTACGCGCCAGACTACACCGGGCTTGATTACTGCCCTGTAAGGGTCGAGGGTGACGAGCTGCTTGACTCAACCCTCGACCTTTATGTTGTCGATTCTAAAGGGAATAGGTTTGACGCAATAATTAGCCACCAGGGGACCTACTTTGAAGGATCCATTCCCTTCCATTCACTTGCTCCAGGGATCGCGACGATTTACGCAAGAGCACGAGATACAGTCTTCAATCAATCAAACGTCGCCGAGAAGACAATTCTGGTATATGGGCAGGATGAAGTAACGAGTCTCAAGATTGAGACAGCAGAGACAGCGCTTGTGATTGTAGACAGCGAGGGGAGTCTCGAGATAGAGCTCGGCAAATCTCTTTCTTTCATAGAATCAGACAGCCTGGTGCCAAGTACTCTTTTGGTTATAGGGACATTCCCTGTGCTTTCTCAGATAGTAGCTGCAGAAATTGAGGCAAGGAGTGATCTTATGCAGTATCAGTTCGGGAACACTGTAAAACTCGAAGCCTATTTCAAAGACTTCGACGGAAACCCCGTGGACCCATCGAATATAAAGCTCATTGTTTATGACTCAAAGTTCGGTGTGGTCTCAAGCATTGCCATAACATCCGAAAACAGGGTAGAACTAGGCCACTACTATTATCTCTACACCCTACCGGCCGGAACTAATCCGAAGACCATTTATTACGAGTGGTATGCCGAGATCCAGGGAAGTCCTACCGTCAAGAGAGAGACTCTGAAGCTGGTATTCGTATGATCGATATCAAGAGTGTTAGCCGATTCAGGCTCTCCTATGTTAGCGGCTTTGATAGTGCTCTGGTGACATTCGAATCGGATGTAGACCTAATTGCCTGGCGAATAAACCGGCTCGGTACTTCGTGGGATACAGGGGAAGTCCTCGAGGAAGAATCCCTGAACTGGGCTAGAGTTGCCAACAGAACGTGGGATCCCCTTATGTCTGAATCATGGGGCCAACAGGCCTTCATTGAGGCGGGGATCTCTATTACTGACCAGATAGAGGCCTCCGAACTCCAGACGGGCACTCAGAGAATCAATGTATACGGTAAAGACAGGAACGGTAACTGGTCGCTTTGGCAAGGCGATAATCTGGACTGGTAGAGCCTCCTCAGCAAAACTTGGAATTTGCTGCAATCAGAAACTTGGGGAGAGCAAGCATATGGAGGTTAGAAATGCTTACGACGTCTAACCATGGGCTAAGAAAGCCTGAGTATTCCGATAACGCTGATATTGCTGATATAAACTACAACACTGATAAGATCGACAATATGCCTGTCCTTTACAGGGCGGCTTCTGAGCCGACGAACAAAGTACCTGGCAAGACCCTATGGCAGGACACAACAAATGGACTGTTAAAACTCTGGAATGGGACTTCATGGGAAACGATAGCGGTTAATAGCGCGATAAAGGAAGTCTCTGACGACACATCGCCATCTCTGGGAGGCAACCTAGATGCCGCCGACTACATAATTGGAAGGCCAGTTATAAAGGATTATGCGCAGGCTGTTAAAGCTCACGGCACGACTGGCGGTTCAATTACCTGCAATCTCGAAGATGGAAATATTCATACGATAACTCTGAATGCTGCTACCACATTTACTTTTAGCAATCCGCCCATTTCTGGCAAGGCTGGATCATTGACGCTGATAATTAATCAAGGCACTACTGCTTATGCTATCAAATGGCCACTTTCAGTTAGATGGGATAAAGGCATTGCTCCAAATCTATCTCAAGCAGGTGTGGATTGGGTACTGGTTTTTCTAACAATGAATGGTGGTACAACATGGCGTGGTTGGCTTTTTGGGAGTGAGCAAGAAAGAATACCTGTTTATGTTGGAGCAGCAGATGGTATTGTTAGAAAATTAAATTTATCGGATGGTTCTGTAATATGGGCGAGTGCTGCTTTTAGCATTAATGCTTGGGGTCTAGCTTGTGACCCATATGGTTACGTTTATGTTGGAACAGATGATGGTAAAGTTAGAAAACTAAATCCATCAACTGGTGCTGTAATATGGACAAGTGCTGGTTTTGGTAACTATGCTTATGGATTAGCTTGTGATTCAGATGGATATGTTTATGTCGGTGTATATGATGGTTATGTTAGAAAACTAGACCCATCTGATGGTGCTGTAATATGGATTAGCACTGAGTTTAGTAGTAAAGCTCATGGCCTAGCTTGTGATCCAGATGGATATATTTATGCAGGAGCAGATGATGGTAAAGTTAGAAAGCTTAATCCATCAACTGGTGCTGCAATATGGACAAGCACTGATTTTGGTAGTAATGCTCATGGTTTAGCTTGTGATTCAGATGGTTATGTTTATGTTGGAACGTATGATGGTATTGTCAGAAAACTAAATCCATCAACTGGTG